ATACAGTAGCTATAGGATTAAATAGTAAAGCATTAGTATTAGATAGTGTTTCGATTGGAAACGATGTTTCATCTACTCCTACTATTTTAGGAACTCAAGTAACAACTAATGGACATAAAACTATTACTAATAAAGTAACTACAACAACAGCAGCACTAACAAATTTGGTAACTTATAGAATGGTTAATACAGGTCAAACAGCTACTGGAGAGTTTCATATTTCAGCTTATGAACCAGCAACAGGGGATTATAAGTTTTGGTTCTCAACAGCACCTTATTTAGCAGCTATTAAATTAGCTGCAGCAACTCTTGTCGGTTCACCAGGTACTTTAGGTTCTAATACTGCTTCAGCTGGTGCAGCAGCATGGGCTGCAACACCAATATTTAACGCTGCTGGTTATATTGTTGTAAATTGTACAGGTGAAGTAGGTAAAACTATTAATTGGAGTGCAGCTATGGATTTATTTACTATCGATCATACAGTTTAAAAAGATAGAAATAATCAAAAAAAGCTAAAAAAGATAAATCTGTTAAATTTTTTAATGATAAATTATCATTAAAATAAATCTTGAAAAGAGGCTAAAAATGAAACAAAGGTATTAACCTTCCAGATTTTTAAAAAAGATAATTTTTTATTTTTTAGCAACTTTTCTTTTCTTTTTAGAGTTTCCTGATTCAACAGTCATCAGAGTAAAAGCATTTTCCAACCTGAACCACTTATCACCATATTTCTTTTCCATCTTATCTTTAAATTTAGACCATAACTCTCCTTCTTTAATCTTCTTTCTAGCTTGATTATAACTTAATTCTCTATGTCCATCTTTAACATGTTTACTTCTAAACAATAAGATGAACATCTGATAAGACTCCAATAACAATCGTTTATTTTTAGCGTTACCCATTTTATTTTGATGAATAAATCCTTATAATTATTTAAAATTAGTTGTTCGATAAATTTTTATTTAAAACTTATCAATTTTTGAATAAAGGTATCGTTTTTTCATTGATCGTTTGATGATCTATAATTTAAAACGATCTGAGGTAGGATGATATTTTTTAAATCAAAAAGAAATAAAAAATCATACTTAAAATGACTAGGATTGCTGCAATTTATATTCGATGTTCCACCAAAGAACAAGAAAAAGATGGTTATTCACTTGAATATCAAGAGGAAAAATGTAAAGAATATATAAATAAGAAAGAATTTTCTCATTTCAGAACTTATAGTGATGCTGGAGTTTCTGGAACCACTGAGGCTGATAAAAGACCTGCTTTGTCTAATCTATTTAATGATATGAAGATGGGAAAGTTTGATGTTATTGTTTTTCATGCTTTTGATAGATTAGCACGTAAAATGACTGTAGCTTATCAAATTATTAGTACGTTGGAGAAATATAAGATAACTGTAGCCGAATGTCAACATGACATAGATACTTTAACTGTTGATGGTCAAACAAGAATGGCTATGTTCTTTACTTTTGCTCAAATGGAGCATGGAACTATTAAAGAANGAAGTAAATTAGGAAGAGGAATTAAAAAAGATAGATACGGTTGGACTGGAGGTAGAGTTCCATATGGTTATTCTTTNGNNGGAACTGAAAAAGATGCAGGAACTTATTCTTTGGTAACTGGAAAGGATTCAAAACCAATAATTAATCCTGATGAAGCAAAGATTGTTAAACTAATTTACAAAATGTATTGGATTGATGAATATCCTATAACTAAAATGCCTTTTTTACTTGATAATCAAGCATTAGAAACAGGTAAATATGGTAAAGAAAAGTGGAACCCTACTAAATTGGCTAGAATTTTAAAGACACATAAGTCTAAATATGATGGAGGATTGATGAATGACAATAAAGTTGGTATAATGTGGGAGAAAATTTTAGATGCTGAGTATCCAAATTATCCTAGGATTAAAAAGAAATAAGTGGGTAAAAACAAATGTTTATTCCTAAAGATATAAGATTAATTATAGCTCAAATGGCTCATTTGTTGTGGTGGGAATCATATAACTCTAATAAAAGTTATATAAATTTAAGAACTAGTAGTAGCTTTAACATTAAACATATAAAAGTTTTGTTGATGTTAAAGCTTTGTAGACCTGATCCTGATTTTAAACAGGACGATAGATGGAAATATTTAAACAATTATTTTTAGAAATTAAGTGAATCTTCTAAATAATATTCACTAGTATCATGATCACAATTTAGACACATCACATATCCATCTCTACGAATATCATCTAAAAAAGTTTGATCATTTGCATCAGGAAAATTTTCATTATAAAATTCTTCACGTGATTTAAATTCTATTGATCTTTTATTGGCTTCATGATCCTCCCACCACATCATATGAGCTTGTTGAGCAATAATTAATAAACAATCCTTATTCATTTGTTTTGAATTCAGAGTTAAAATTTTAATTCCGAATCAATTTTACTTTAATTCATTTAATCTTTTAATAATAATATTCATCTTATCTTCTATATCAATAATTTCATCTACTAATCTATTAAATTTTAATTGAAAATGTTCATCGTTATCAATTGAATTTTCTTCGATTAATTTTACTTTTGTTTCTAGTTTTTTAATTCTATCTAGTATCTTTATCATGGTTTTATTAGATTAAAATAGCTGTTTAAATTATTTTGGTTAGGAGTTTATAAATTTAAAGGATTAAATATTAAGTTAAAAATGGATCTTCATGATAGAGTTATGCAAGTATTAGATGGACGAATTAGAATGGGTGCTGGTGGTAAGAAAAAGAAACCTGGACCTAAAAAAGCTCCTGTAAGAAAAGCTGCCCCTAAAAAGAAACCTTCTAAGAAAGGTGGAATTCACGCTGGTATTCAAGCTGGTATAATGGCTGGAGGTAAGAAGAAGAAAGTTGCTGCTGGGCGTAAAGCAGCTAAGAGCAGTGATTGGGTTAAATATGTAAAGGAATGGGCTAAGCTTAATAAGGTAACTTATGGAGAAGCTATGTGTGCTGCTGGGCCTTCATATAAAGCATGGAAAAATGGACAATAAGTAATAATTTTAAATTAATCTTTTATGAAAACATAAAAGATCAAAAACTAAAGAAAAAATGAAGATTGCTTATCCGGACAGAAAATCATTGGATTACATTTATGGTACCAGGAAATACCTACAGATGAAAAGTCTAGATGATATGCCTATAAATATTATTAAAAACATTAAGCTTATCTCACTTCCTATTGGTAATGTTGGTGCACCATTTGGAAGTTATGTTAATCGAATGAGTGATCATTATGGAGATATTGATGTTATTCAATTGGTGGATAAGTTTAAAAATGTTAAAGAAGTTGGAACTAAATCTGCAGAAGCCATTCAAATGGTTGTAGAAGAGATTCTTAAGAATAAAAAACATTGGTTTTCAGAAGTTAAAGCTGGAATAGATAGAGGTTATTACTTTTGTGTTGGTAAGTTAAGTAATGGAATTTACACCCCTAGTAAAGATTTAATTAGTAAGAGTGAGAAGTTGGAGAAAGTTAGGNTTATTAAGTAAANAAGAATTAAATATTATTAAGAAAAATGGGGTAAGAAATGGTAATGGTGATAATTATGACACAGTTTTTAATTTATTAAGAAGCCATTTTATCTTACGTTGGACTGTTGAAGAAATTAAACAAGGTTTTAAAAAAACTAGTTTAGGTAATTATAAATTATCTGAGGCTGTATTGGATAAAACTGTTGTTAAGATTGATATGATTGCTCAAGTTGGAACAGGTAAATATATTGAAATTACTAACTTTATTGCTTTAGGAACAACTACAAATGGTTATTTTAAAGGAATTAATGTTGATTCTCAGTGTTTTACTCCTGCAAATCTACCTATTGAAGTTGAGAAATTATATTACAGTAATTTTCATTATAAACCTTTTAAAGTTGTTAAAAGAGCCTTTGCTTTTTTGAAATGGATAATTAAGAATTGGGATAATAAGGACTGGAATTTTTCTGAACGAGGATTTAGTAAAAGAGATGTAGAGCTTACTATAAAATCTTACATTAAAATTCTTAAAACTAGTGTTAATATTCTTTATTCAGTTAATGCTGAAATAAGTGCTATTCGAATTGTTTTAGGTAAAAAGAATCCTCCATTAGTTGAAATTAATAAACGATTAGATCAGTTAAGAGAACCTTTATCCAATGTTTTGGAGCTTAATGGTGACGATTTAGATGATGTTCTTGAAGTTTTAAATAAAGTCGTTAAAGCTAAAGGTAAAGAAAAGTTTAAATTAATAGATGCATTACAAGATATCTTTAAACAAGTTATTAACTTTTGGACTATTGCTTATTTTGATCAACTTGGTATCAATCCTCCTCCTGGTATTGTTTTACCTAGTAAAATGATGTATGATCGTAAAATTATTAGAGAACCTTGGTCTAATCCTGTCAATCCTTTTTCTGCTGCTTATAAAGTAGTTACTGGAGGTTATAGAACACCATTTGGAGGTTGTAGTGAGTGTAATGGTAGCTGTGGTGGTAGTTGTGGAGTTTGTGGTGGTGGTTGGTTTGCTGATTTAGGTAAAAGTATTTTTATGAAAGCTGCAAATCTTTACAGAAGATCATTTAAAGATCCAAAAAGGGTACGTCAATTGTTACCAGGAGAGCTTCACTGGAAAGGACATAATTTTACCGGACCTGGAACTCGTGTAGACTTAAAACATATTAGAGACTTCCCTCCTTTTAACAACATTGACGCTTGTAGTAAACAACATGATTTGGACTATGTTAAAGCTGTCGAATTACCTGATAAAGAAAGGATTGATGCTATCAATAAAGCTGATAGGGAGGCAATCACTTGTTACAATAAATATCCTAAAGAAGACGGTTATACCGCTGCTAATTTAGGAATTAACAGTAAATTAACTTTAGCAAAAGTATTACCTATGGTCAGTAAGAGTATTTTCGGACAAATATCAGGTAGTGGTAAAGATAAAGTTTTAAATTTGTAGTAAATTTGATTTTTTTATTTTTAAAATTCGTAAAAATAAAAATGAGTACTAAGGAAGAAAGATTACAAAATCTTCTTATTAGTATGGATAAGAGATTTGAAAACATTGTCTTTATTAAAACTATTAAAGCTGTTTATGAACAATATAAGAATGGTATGGATTTAGATTTATTAGTAGGAGGAATGGAAGATGATCCTAGACTAACACCTGAAATTAATGCTAGGAAATATAACCAAGTTTTTATATCTTGTGATGCTTTAAAAAAGAACCCCGATATTAGCTGCAATGATTTAATAAACTTATTAATTCAAGATTAATAACGACTAATCTTTTCTTCTAACTTGCTTATCACAACTTTTTTTGATAGGACATCATGTCCTCTCCAAATTCTATAAGCTTTGCTATAAGTTATTTGTAAATGATCTGCTATTTCTTGAATGGTTGCAAATTTTCCTACTAATTTTAACACTCTTTCTTTTCCTTTATATCCTACAACTGTTTCCAGAGCATATTTAGGTTTAGTAAATTTTCCTGTTTTTCTTCCTGCTGTTTTTTTAGGTTTTTCTTCTTCTTCTGATGATTCTGGTGTTACATGTTTTACTCTGGATCGCATTGTAAGGACCGTCTCAGCAATATTATTCTTTTTAGGTTTGGAGGTAGGTCGTTTAGGCTGTTCTGGCTCATCTGATGGTTCGGCCTCTGAAAGTTCTGACACTGAGATGGTTGATTGTTGTTCCTCTTCTGATTCAGATTCTGGTTCCTCTGATTCTTCTGATTCAAATACTTCTTCGCTTTCGTCAGAATATTCTGGAGATTCATCATTGAGATTTAAAATATTAATCGGTGGTGTAGACATTTTATCTTTGTTTCATTTATTTTTAAACATTTTTAAAAATAAATCAAGTTTTTTTACTAAATCTAAAGATTAATATATCTTAGTTAAACTGCGGCATGTTTTCGGACATGAAACCTCAAGAGATACTTATATTGTTCATAACAGATCTTATTAATAGATTTAAAGTTGTTGTAATTGAGCAACTAAAGAAGATAATAGCAATTCTTAAAAAGAAATTCAGTAAAAAACATATAACTTATGAAGAAGCTACTGTAACTTATAATGATGCTTTTGGTAAGAAAGTTTAATTTTTATTTGTTTTATATTGAAACATTTTTAATCCAATTAGGTTTAACCTAATATGATTTTGTTTAACTTCATCTTCATTACATTTCCAGCATATATCAAAACCATCATCCCGTTTAAGATAACGACAACTTAAACAATAACACTGTTCCATTTTTTTTAAAATTTATAGTAAAAGTTTTAAACGAATTTCAAATTGTTTCATTCTTAAATTTTAAATCAAAATTTAAGATCTTATTTTTTAAATTTGTGGCATGTTATCATCATCTGGAACAATAATCTTTAATTTCAATCCCATAACAAACATACTACTAATCTTTTTATATTTAAAACCTTTAGCTAGTAGTTGTTTTTTAAGAGTTTGACTTGTTAATTTTTGTAATCCTGACATTACTGCCCAACTATTATATGATACTAACATTCCTTTTGTTGATGATTTTTCATTGATATCTACTTCACATCTTTCATCTATAAATTCTTGTATAACATCATTATCTTCAATAAATATACTACATTCAGCTTTAAATCTTTTAGGTATTTCTATATCTTTCTTTGAAAAGTATTTAATAGCTCCATTTACCAGATAAGTAAACACTTCATCCATATGATTATCAGATAAATCATTAATAAATACATCATCTTTAATTCCGTAAAATTTTCTATCTTCTTCTTTAACATTATTATATTCTTTTTCAGTTACAAACTTTTTACTAAAAGGTATAAATCTAGTTCTTTCAATAATAGCTTTATCTAATTCTAAATTAGGTGGATGATTAGTTACCATTACAATTTTACTATTATTAGTAAATTCAATAGCATTTTTATATATTCCTCTAGCTGAAAATGTATCACCTCCTGTTAATTGTTTAATTTTTGGTACATTTAGTTTTTCATTTATTCCTAATTCTGAGATTGATGCTACTCTTGATCCAATTAGTGGCATTAATTCTGGTGTTGCTCCTGATGTATTGCTTCCAATTAAAGCTGATGCCATCAATGTTATATGAAAACGTCCTAANATTTTCTTTAAAAATTTCTCAATTAATACTGACTTTCCATTATGTCCTTCTCCCCAAAAGATATAATAACATCTTCCTGAAATATCTCCTGATAAGAAATATCCTAAAGTCATTTGCATATATTCAACTTCATCTTCTGATAAAAATAAACTATTCATAAACTTTTCCATATTAGGACAAGGATAATCTTTACCTAAATATCTATGATGAGATTCATTTGTAAAGCTATGTGTTAAATCTCTAGGAATTATTTCACCAGTTTTAAGATTNACAACATTTTTACCAGCGATTGGAAATAAANAAGGTTTTCCATCAGGATAATCCATTTTAACTGCATGTTCTATTACAGATTTAACTGCTGCTTTCATTTTAGTTGTTATCTTAAATTTACTTAACATAACTTTTAACAGTGTTAAATCATAGTTAGCAGCTTCTTGATTATCTCTTCCTTCTAAATTTATTAGAGCATTTGATATATCTAAAATTATTTTATCAAAAATATCTCTTAAATATGCTGCTATAATATTTGCTGCATAATCTATACTTTTACATACAATCCATAATTTAGTTGTTCCATTATACATATAAAAAACATTACCTTTAAATTTCATAGAATCTCTAAAAACATTTAAGATTAATTCTCTTAATCCAATATCTTCATCAACTACATACTTACGAAGATCAGTCATGATTATTTGACAGATTCTACCTAAATTAATATTTTCAATAACATTTATATCTTGACATGCATCTGCTAATGTGTAGATTTCTTTAGAATTATCACAAAAAGCTACAACATCATTACCTCTCATTTCGACTTTACTTGTTCCACATTTACTATTACAAGCTAAACACATCTTCTTTTTATTATCAATGATAAAATAATTTCCTTTTTTTTCTTTCAACTTTAAATCGTGAATCATGGTTGCATTCATTATAGTTTTATAATCATGGTCTGTAATATCTACTATGATTTCTAGTTTTGGTGATTTGAATGTTTCAATTTCTATTCCTTCCATTTCTAATCCCACAGGTTCCTTTAAATTAATTTATCAATTTCTATTTTAAAATTCAATTTCTTTAAAATATTTGGATTTAAAAAGATAAAATTAAGCCTATCTGCAAAATTCAAGATAAAAAAAACATCTGTTAGGGTAAAGTGGGAGGAATTTGGTCTTCCTATCCTAAACTCTAAATCTACAGCTATCTATCTTTATTTATTGTATTATATATATATTAATTATTTTGAATTATTGAACAGAGTAAAACGGAGCAAACTCCGCCAAATTTAAAAAGATAGATAGCTGGAGATTTAGAGTTTAGGATAGGAAGACCAAATTCCTCCCACTTTGCCCTAATAGATGTTTTTTTTATCTTGAATTTTGCAGATAGGCTTAATTTTATCTTTTTAAATCAAAAAAATAAAGAAAAAACTGAATTTAAAATTAAAATTTTATATCAATTTAAAGATTTAAAATACAAATTAAAAAGATGAATTCCGATCAAATCAAACTTGACAATGAATTAGCAAATGTTAAAACACCTACAACATCACCTGAACCATTAAAATATACAATTAATATTGAAAAAATAGTAACAAAGAAACCTAAGAAAATAGGATTATATAAACTAGAAAAAAAGACAAAAGATAATGAAGATGGATCTATTGAAGTAGAATTAGTAGGTATGTATCAAACAATAAAAGAAATAGCACCAGTTTTAGGGTTTACATATAGTAAAACCTTTAATATTTATCAACGTAAAAACAAATTAGCCAATGAAATTATTATTACAAAAATAGATAAAAAATAAGAAAAATGATTTAAATATTTGAATTTAATATTTAAATTCAAAGGAATATGAATAAAGATTGTTTGTTATTAATTGCCCAACAAGCTCATTTGCTGTGGTTTGAAGATCAGAAAAACCATCGAAAATATAACAATAAATTATATGGTAGCGTATATAGAGAAAAGATTCCACTACTTGATGATGATAAATATGCAGATAATTATTTTCTAAAGATAATAAAATATAGTAGTTTAGAAGAAGCATTAACATATTTTAGAAATTTACCAGATATAAATGATGTTGGTCTCGTTTATTATAGATGTAAAGGATGTCACATTAAATGTTATAGAACAGAATATGATCGTTGTTTACCATGTGCATCTAAATATAAATGTTATTGGAAAAAAGAAAAAGAAAACCAAAAAAGCTGAAAAAGATAAATTCTTTAAAATTATTAATGATAAATTATCATTAATAAAAATCTTGAAAACAAGCTAAAATCAATTTGAAGCTACTAACCTTCCGAGTTAAAAAAGAAAGAAAAATCAAAATAAAATGAGTTTTAGTCAATCACAAAGAATTTTCAAACTTTTGAAACTAGATCAAGAAAGAAGAGAAAAGAGAATAGATAAACGTAGAAAGTTAATAGAAAAACTTAAATGTTGTTTATGTTTTATTTAATTAAGCACCAGTGTTCATTTTCAAGTAATATATAGTACCGTTAATATTAACAGGTAAATTATGAGTATAATCATTAAGAACAGCAGTAGATGTAGGTTCTAAACCAGCAAAACTAATAATACCAGTACCAGCAATAAGACCATTACCTAAAGTAACATCGTAATCAGCGGTACTAACTGCCCCTTGACCAAAAGCAATACTATTAATACCAGCAGAACTAGAACTATTACCTAGAGCAATAGATTCAGCACCACTTGAAACAGCAGTGTTACCGATAGCAATAGATTGAGAACCTGAAGCTGAAGCATTAGTACCTATTTGTAATGAACCACTAGGATGATCACCAGAAGTGATAATAGTACGAGCATATATATCTAAGTTATTCGGTGATAGTAAGCTTGAGACTGACATTTTAAAGTTATTTAACTTAACTTTAAAATATTAAACTAATTACGGAGTTAATGATGCTTTGATATAAAGTGGAACTCCATTATAATGTATGATAACATTATGAGTAACAACAGCAACTGCAGCAGAAGGAGCAGCAAGACCAGCAAGCCTTAATTTACCAGTACCAACTTGATTAAGATCACCAGCAGTGAAACCAATACTAATATCTTGAGGATTATTAGATTTAGCACTTTGACCTAATGAAATAGAAGCAAGACCAGTAGCATCAGTAGCACCACCAAGACCAATAGCATTATCACCCCCAACAACAGAGTTTGGACCAATAGCAATGGAATTAGCTCCAATAGCTCTAGCACCGGTACCTATTTGGATTGTATTAGTAGTAGGATGATCACCTCCAGTAGTTAATGATCTACAATAGATATTTAAGTTGTTCGGTGCGATTAAGTTAGCTAACGACATTTTAAAGTTATTTAACTTAACTTTAAAATAGTAAACTTATGGAAATAAAGTAGCTTTTAAATAATATTGTGTTCCATTGATCATAATAAGCATATTATCAGTATTAGCTCCTGGTGTTAAAGCAACAATAGGTTGAACAATTCCATTAATTTTTAATACACCAGTTTGAGCAAGATTGGTTCCACCAGCTTCATTACCAATACTAACATCACCTGCAGCAGGAGTAACAGCACCTTTACCTATTGCTGTTGAATTATCTCCAGTTGCAGTTGAATTATTTCCTAAAGCAATAGATGAAGCTCCAGTTGCAACAGCCGTGTTACCGATTGCAATACTTCCAACTCCAGTAGCAGAAGCACCAGGACCTATTTGAACATTAACTGAAGTAGGATGATCTCCACCACCACTATACGATCGACAGTAGATATCTAATTCGTTTGGAGCAAGTAAGTTAGCTATCGACATTTTAAAGTTATTTAACTTAACTTTAAAATAATAAACTATTTAGGAATATTATTTGCAACAAAATCCAAATCTTCAGGACTAGCTTTAATAAATGTATTGTAAATACTACACATAAGATCAAAGTAAATAGCTGTAGTTGTTTTAAGTAATTCTTTTAATATTTCGCAATCTTTTTCTGACAATTCTCCAGATTCAATTATTCCAATTTGACTAACCTTATAATTCTCCCAATTAATAGCTAATTGATGAGCATTAGTTAACCAAGTTAAAGGTTCCGGAGGAGGATTACTTTCAAATCCTAAACATGCTCTTTTCCATAATGCTCTGGCATATCTCATCTCAGTGTAGAGATTAATTGTGCTTGATCCAACCTTCTTTTCAGTATCTCTAGCATCAGCCCAAGGATCTTCTTCTGAATCATAACTATCTGAATCAGGCTTAATAGGAATATAATCATCTGGAACAATATTAGAATTTTCAATACGACAATCCTTGGTACATTCAACTTTTTCACAATCTTCATCTTCACATTTCGTTACACTCATTCCAGCTGATCCATCAGATTTAAAATAAGTAATTTCACGTTCAGAATCACTCATAGTCTTTTTAATAACCTTATAAAACTTTAAATTATTTTTCATTTTTAAAAATAATTTAGGTGGCAGCCAATTTAAAAAATATGTCTAGTATCTTACTTACTTAAGTCTATTCTTTAAGGCTCGACGAGGAATTTTAGCGCCTCCAAGTCCTTGAATAACGGGATTTAAGACTGAAGCTACTTCACCAACAGGACCGGGGATCATTGCAGCGTAAGGAGCAACTTTCTTTAATACTGGCTTGAGGAAGCTCCAGACATTGCTGAGCCCCGACTTAAGACTTGATAAGAAGTTACCTCCATTTACGTGACGAAGATCAGCATAAGAGATGTTGAGATGTTCCGTTTGTTTAGCGGAGTATAGAATATCTGCACTGGTTAATACACCGACAAGAGCAGAAGCTTGACCATTGTAAATAGTAAACACACCCTGTGATACAGCAACAAAGTAAAGAGTAGGACGAACTGGAGTTTTTGCGACATTGGTATAATTAACCGTTACTTGTACCATGAGCTGTTTAATCTTTCCAGGAGCATCAAGAGAATCAAGACCAAGATCAAGAGTATCAAGAGCCAAGACGGAACCAGTTCCAGAGTATTGTTCAGATACTTTACCAAAATCACCAGGAACTACCGGAGCACGATTCAATTTATTACCAGACCAAGCTGCCCAACTCATTGCACAACCATTTTTAACCGAAAGGTCATATAATTGTTCCTGACTTGCACTAGAAAGTGTACCACTTTTATTTCCCCATTGAATTGACACATTATTAATGGCACAGAAAGTATCAGGTTTGAAAGGATTAGCATTCATGACAGAATTGGAATTACGGACAAAGATATACATCTTACTTGGAATCGAATTTAATTGGATATTATTAGACGATTGTGTGGCCGCTACTCCAGGTGCAAGATCAGAATTCGAATCAGTAGGGAATCGCTCAATGTTAAAGTAAGGATAATGAAGCTCACGGTTCATAGTTAGTCCATAACTTTGATCAAGTTGAGGAGTAATGTACTGGAAGAGTAACACAGGTTGGTTGTCAGGATAAGTAAAAGCAGGAGCTTGGAAATTACTAAATTGCATCTGAGCTGACCAAGTTACAGGTGTGTAAGCAATTCCTGAACCACGAGGAGATTGAGTATTATCAAGAGCAATCATACGATTAGCTCCTTGATTGAGGAAATTCAGAGTCATATCAAAGGTTCTGACACCAATAAAAGCAGACTCATCATTATCAAAAGTACCCCAAAACAAAGGTGACAAGAATAGAGGTTCCGTTGATACGAAATCAATAACTGAAGTAGCGGTACCAAGAGCAGGAGCTACAGCAGAATTAGATTGACTCACAACGGTAAAAGGGAAAGCAGCAGGAGCAAGATCATCAAGACCATCTCCATATAGGGCCATAGGAGATCTAGTTGCACCTATAAGCTCGTTAAAATCTTGAGATTGACAAGCTCCATAAGTCGGGCACTTGGTATAATCCACAGCCTTTAACTTACGATCGATATTAAAATGTTCAAGAGCACTTAGCATATCACTGATATTAACACTCATAGATTGATTGTTGATTGTCATTTGAATGGTATCTAATGCTTTCATCAACGGGTAAGATCGTAGGCATGTTTGTCCAGGGTTAAGGAGAAAAACTCCACCAAGAATACCAGTTCCTACTAAAGTAAGTCGAACAGGGCACTTAAGATTAACTCGACGATCAACAAACACTTCTTGACTCGGAGGAGGGCAAGAAAAGTTGATGGAACTTTGAGACACTGATGTGGTGGTAAACTGCTTATACAAAACATCACGACCCCCTTTAAGTACAGGGTAAACGCCGGGCTGTTGAATAATACGAGGATCTTGGACTGTAACTGGTTGAAGTTTATGTAACGCAAGACTCATTTTTAATTGATAATTATGTTTTTTTAAACCATAATTAGTATTTCTTTTTTAATCTAAAGAAGTTAAAATCCCCTAATGAAAAACCGAACGACCTTGTCCCATAATGTCATATTCGGCGTTAGGAACCTTAGCTGACGATTTTCGGAAAAATCCGAGTTTAACATTTATATTTCCAAAAGGTGAGATGTAAAGTGGGAATAAGTTATTAAACTGATCAGCCCAAAAGAAGTTGACATCGATCTTTCTCATTGGATGAGTTGAATCTAGATCCACCATTCGATAAAGATCACTGTTATAAGTTGCAATCGATCTTTGTTCACCAGGCTTATTCTGTAAATCTAATTGAAAATCACTGATAATTCCTAATCCATTAGTAACTCCTGTAACACTTGAACTATTAACAACATTATTAGCAGGAACAGGATAGTATTCTTTACGAGCAGGAATGGTATTACTGGTCATAACAATCTTTCTTGCTGAAGATAAGTATTCAAAATTACTATATTCTTGAGGAATAACATAAGCATTAAATGCAACTGGTGGAGAAGATTTATTAATAACTGTAAAGTAGTTACTCTGAGCCAAATAACTAATATCTAATTGATAACGCAGTTGATCTGAACTAATATTATAACTAAATCCTTGAAATACTTCCAACAAGTTAACATTAACAAACACTGACCAACCAGAATCAGCTGTTACTGCAGGTATGACTAATTTAAACTTATCATCTTCTAAGATATAATAAGGAGAAATAGCACTTATAGTTCCAGTAACAGCTCTAGCTTGAGCATTAGATGCTGCTAAAGCTAAATTAACTCTTGTTAACACTGATTGATAACTGTAAGCATACATAATAGGACTGAACTTATTATTATCCAAATTAACTGCTCCACCACCTGAAGGTAAAGGATAATCCCACCATTGAGGAACCCAAGTAACCTGTTGAGCGAAAAAGGTAGTAGCAGGAGGAGCAGGAAGAGGAGGAACAATAGTTACAGGATTATTAATTTGATACAATCCAACAGAGAAAGGAGTATTAATTGGTGTACCACTACCATAAGTTAGGATTTGACCTGGAACAACTGGAATAATGAATAAAGGTAATTCATCTAAAGGAATTTGAAACTTAACAACAGATAAATTAAACTCAGATGGATTGTCTATAATAGGATTTTCATATTCTGCACTGAACTGAGCTATTTTTCTTGAACCATCACTGTTATCATTATTTACATTGATATTAAGATAAATATTATCTGTTTCACGTTGGTGTCGATTATCAGCCATATTTTAATTTATAATTATGTTTTTTTAAACTATAATTATAAACTTGTTAAAATAGTTACTAAATCATCAGATTTTTCTCCATAGAAGTTCTTTTTGAACTCTTCAAGGTCCATTTTTCTCATGGCGATTCTTAAGGCTGACCATCTTCCACAAGTATTAATTCCACTACCTTTCTTTTGAAACTTATAGTTATTATAAGTTAACTCATAAGGAGAATTGAACATCAGAATAGATAAATAAGGCTTATCTTGTCCTAATTTTATATTGGTCTCTTTACTAACCCAATCTAATTCATTGTCAGGCCAAATACCATAAGGATCAAAGAATTCTATCTTATTACCAGTTTTAATAACAGCTACCCAATGACCATAATCTTTTCGTTGTTGATATAACAAAAAGATAGCTCCATGATGACTTAAAGCTTCATCTAATGTTTTGAATTTCTTTAATTCATCATAAATCAAGACTCTTGCTTTATGACCAACTAATCTCATAACGTCAGAGTCACTAAGTGAAATGTTTTTATATTGTTTTAAAGTTTCTTTAATTCCAGATTTCATTTTGTTTTAATTAATTAAAACAAAAGTTTAAAGCAAATATGCTCCATGCTCATGCATTACACACATAGGATAATTCTTAAAAATAGTAACCCATCTTGTTTTCAGATCAAAGATCTCCTGAATCTGTTTATTGCTTAATCCAAAGTAGTTCTTTAAGCAGTACTTGATCTGATGAGCTGAACCTGATTTAGGAAACACAGTTAATACTTGCATCTCATTTAAAATGACTCTACCTAAAGCCTTTTCAGATGGATTAACTAAATGATTAGTGATAATAGTCCAAATCTCTAGCTTTCTACCTACCTCTAAAATATCAACAATCAAAGCATTAACAGCCTTTTTTAAAGCAGCATCTCCAATAGTATTGCAATCATCAAAGATAATTAACGATCCCTTTTTAATATCTCTCTCAATATCAATTGGTTGAGTTAGTAATCCTTCATTGATATCAACCTGCATCGGTTTCAACTTAGCATAAGCAGGATCTTTACGAGAATCTGTTCTGGAAAAGATGTAGATATCTCTTTTTGGAAAGATCTTCTTATAACAAGTAGCCAACATCATGGTGTAAGTACTCTTACCACTACCACCTGGTCCTGCAATATAACAAACTTGACGTTGATCAGTATCTAATAAAGGAATTAACTTATCATCCTTTAAATTAATAGTTTTGTAACCATTCTTCAAATCATCGTCATCACTAATAAAAATTATCTCACCTGAATTCTTACCTGAAGAGACCATTCCAATCGGTTTTCCATCATTAATATTTAACATTTTCAGCTGTTATTTGTTTAATAAATTTCACTATTTCTTTAAGGCAAAATCCTTGCTTAGGGAAGGTATCGTTTTTAAATTCCTAGTATAAAAACTAAGATTAGCTTATATAAAACAAGCATGAAAAGTTATAAAAATAACACTAAATTACAGGAAAAAATTAAATCTGATAAAGTAATTGCAGATTATTCAAAAGAAGAATTAGAATTTGTAACTACACCTATAGGATATGCTGCTTATAGAGCACCTATTAAACATCCATCTGAACCTGAAGTAGTTACTTTATTTATTAAAGATAAAAAAGAAAGATACAAAGGTTTACTTGATTATGTACCAGAAGATTTAAAAGAAGATAAAGAAGATTTTTTTGATCAAGAAAGACCAAATAAGCAATATGATTTTTCAGAAAAACCAGACATAAGATCTTTTGAACCTCATTATGTTGAACCTGAAATATTAAAACAAACAGATAGAATGAAATGTAAAATTTGTAATAAAACTTATGGAAGATCTAATATAACTCATCATAATAGAACCAATTATCATAAAATGTATTTAGAATTAGCTACAAAAATAGTAACAATTTTGCAGCCTGATGCTAATTTATATCCAATAATTGATTAAATTCTTAAAGATTTATATGATAATAGAAAATGGATAATCCACTAGTTCAACAAAGTATTAGAATCTCAACCATTGAAAAGATCATTGATGGTACTTTAAATAATTTGGTGAAACAAAAAGATAGATTAATTCAAGATTTTTCTCCTAGATATAGAGGATTTGTTTTTGTTTTAATTAAAGATTTAGATTGGAGTAAAGAATTAGTAACTGCTGAACCAATAGTAGGTTATTTAGCAGGAATTCCAGAAAATTATAAGAAATATAATGTAAAACAAGAATGGCAAGATAAAATTAATAGTTATAACAAAGATCATAAAGTTATTATTAACTGTGTAGTGATGGAAAATAAGATAGCACATAGTAAATGGTTACAATGTTAATTTTTATTTTATTAAAAAATAAAAATTTAAAGTTGAACAGGAATCTCAAAGTAACTAATAGTTCCTGATAGACTACCTCCACCAGCAACAAAAGTAATAGGAAAAAGATTTATTGATCCTGCACCTAATAATGGCATATCTGTATTAATACCACTACCAGTATAGAAAACATAATCAGTTGTTTTTCCTACTCCAATAGATGCTATTTCTACATTAGCACCTCCATTTACTGATACTTGTAAACTACCAGTATCATTGTAGGGTGTTGTTAAATATGAATAACGAGTAACTACCTCAGAAATAACAATCATCTTATTTGTATCTCCAACTAATAAAGGAATAGTAGTACCAGCAATTAGTTGTGCTGATGATATAGCAAAATCTATCTCTTTCTTTACTAACCCACCTTCAATAATGGTATTTACTGTTAAAGTATCAGCAAATAATTTATAATTGTTTGGTACAATCAATTGATTAATCGACATTTTAATTTAAAGGATTAAATCTTTAAGATAAAAATGTCAGGAATTAGTTCAATCATCGTCCCCAATAATTATGTCATTTATGCTAAAGATATGTATGCTACAATAGGTACATTTGAAATTGTAAATGCTGAAGCTATCGTAGCTGAAACTATCGATGCTGATGTAATTACAGCTAATACTTTTGTAGGTACCTTTACAGGATCATCTACTTCAACTCAAGCTTTGGAAACTACTGGAGCATCTGTTAATGTTGATTTATCAGCTCCACCATCAACAGGACAAGTTTTAGTTGCTACATCAGCAACTACTTCAACTTGGCAAACTCTACCTGCTGAAGAAACTTGGCAAGCTGGAGCAGATTTAGTTGATAAAGTTAGAATTGGAGCAACTTCTGTTGCAGCTTCAGCAAATCAAGTAGCTTTATTAGGATCAGCTACAGGAACTTTAGCAACTGCTGTAGGATCAAGTAGTACAGCATCAGGAACAAATTCAACTGCTGTAGGAAAATCAGCATCAGCAGGAGCTAGTTTCACAGTTGCTTTAGGAGATACAGCCAATGCTTCAACAGCTGGGTCAATTGCTTGCGGTAGAAATTCAGTAGCTTCAGGAACTACTAATGCTTCAGCTTTTGGATCAACAAGTACAGCTAGTGGACTATCATCTACATCAATAGGTTTTACTTCAACAGCAAGTGCAACTAATAGTGTAGCATTAGGAACACAATCACAAGCAACCGGTTTATC